TCATGCCACCAAAGACTAACGGGGCTGCTACAACGCCTGTTGCTCCAGCTACTGCTGCTGGTGCAAGTCTATCAAGTACATCGCCTTCAGCTCGACCAAAGCCACTTGCTGCACCCATACCAGCACCAACCCCTGCGACCTTTGCAGTAGACCGCAATAGTGTTGAACCAGCGGCAGGGCCACCAACAACGGCTAATGGCAATGAGCCAGCAATTTCTGCGGTAGTTGATGCAATCGGACTTGCCGCTTGATAGTTTTTTAACTTCATGCGTATATCACGTAAAGCCGCTTCTCTATCACCACCATCAAGTGTTTTTAGATAAGCCTCAATTTCATCTGCTGTGTTAAATGTCAAACCCTGCGCCATAGATCGCAGAATTTGTGATGGCGGGTCTGGTTGATTGGGATCAAGCACTGAGCGAGAAAATGTTTGCTGCAAATCTAACGACTTAACGTGCGCCTCAATCTGCTCATCAGTAAACATTCTCTTACCATCAGGCGATTTCATCGCCTTGGCTTGTGCAATCTGGTCTTCTCTTAGTCCCATGATTATTCCTTAGTTGCTTGCAGGGGCAGTAATGATTGAAGATAAATCAGCACCAGAAGCAGGTATCTGAGTTGGAACTTTTGCTCTGCCAGATGCAATTGCTGCACTTTGCAATATGTTTTGCAGCCTTGCTCTTTTTGAAACCACATTCTCTGGTTTATCGCCAATTTGTGGGAAGTATGACTTGCGGTATCCCTCAAGCTGGGCTTGCGTATAGGCAGCACCAGTTCCAAGGGTCAATGCAGCGTCCAAAATATCCAATTGAGCAGATTCAACAATTTGACGTTGTACTGGTGTTAGTTTATTTGAAATTATTTCTGAACGGGTTAAAAATCTTGCAATTTCAGAACTGGTATTTGGCATTGCAGCATTTGGGTCTATTCCAATTGCTTGATTAATTTGATCAACGCTAAAGTTTAATCTGTTAGCCAAAGTTGCTGCTTTTCTCTCACCCTCATTAGGCATATTGATTGTTGTAGATGGACGTTTTGCCGCCTGTAATTGCAAGAATGATTGCTGCTCATTCTTAGGCAATGCTTGAAATGCCTTCCATTCAGCAACAGCCGCAGGAGTTGCGTCTGGTGCAGTGAACAAAACATCCATTGTGTTTGCGTCTAAAACACGATTGCCAATGGTGATTGTTTTTCTTGCTGTTTGAGTTACTGGCCTTGGGCCACTATCGCCAAACTTAGGTATCTCATACAAAACACCGCCAGCTTCTTTGTACTCAGGTCTACTAAAAGCAGCCGCCTCACTAGCCGCTTTAAGTTGTGCAAAGCCAGGTGCGCCAAGTGCTTGCAACTGAGGAGCAACTCTGCGAATGTCGAAACTTGGCCCAACAGCGGCAATGTTCTCAGGCATTGGAGTACCTTGATCTGCCATCTGCTGTTGTTCTTGAATGTCAAGCACTGGTGCTCTTTCTGGTGTGCCTGGGTCATAAGCACGTTGGGCAATGAGTTGAGCCAATAAAGTTTGTCTTTGTGCTTGTGCCTGTTGCAATCTGACTTGTGCCTGATCACCCAAAGCAGTCAACTGCAAAGCCAATTGGGTATTGCCCATCTGGTTTGCCCTTTGTGCAGCTTCAGCAATTGCTTGAGGATCATTGATGTTCAATCCTGAAAGCACCTGTTGTTGCTGTCTGATCTTGATCAATTGAGGGTCTTCTACACCCATCAAACCAGCAAACCCACCAGCGGCACGACCAGCACCAGCTTGGATAGCGGCATTTGCATACTGCATAGGGTCAAGTGATGCCATAGCAATAGCATCCCTCATCCCCTGACGATTGCGATCTTCCTGATACATCTCAGGACTAACACCAAACAAACTTCCAACAATATCTGTTGCCATGACTGTTCCTTAGAAATTAGCGTTTACATCATATTGACGGGTATCTGTCCCATAATCTATTGGGAGACCGCCACTGAATAATCCCAACAAATCTGGAAGAGCATTACCAGTAAATTGACCCAAGGCATTGCCAAACTGAGTGTTTCCACCAGCACCAACCAATGCCCTTGACAACGGGTTGAACTGCATAGAAGGCAGTCTAGCAGCAGCAGCAGCAGTGGTTCCTCTGATTCCAAGTTCACCAGCCCTTGCGCCAGATGCAGAACTCAATTGAGCCAACTGTTGACTCAACGACAAAGGTTGTTGTCCAAGTTGCTCAAGTGATGAACCAACACCAATACCAGTGCTGAATGGTGCATAAGCACCCGTCAAGCCCTGACCATAAGCACCAAGCAAGTTAGCACCAGTACCCATCAAGCCAGCACCAAACTGAACTTGTTGTTGACCAGCTTGCTGTGCGCCAGCAGCCAATTGAGCATCCTGTTGAGCCAAAGCGTTGTAGTACGCTTCCATCTCAGGAGATGCAGCCCGTAGACCTTCACCACCACCTGGGCGTATACCAGTGCCACCAACAGACAAGCCACCACGACCCGTTTGAAATAATCTGTTTTGCAGTTGAGCAAATTCACGCTCACGGCTAGGGGCCAACAAGTTTTGTTGTTTTGCAATGTAATCAGCAGCAGCCTGGTCTGGAGACTTAGCCAGATACTGTTGACCCAAACTAAACAAGCCCTGTGCGCCAGCAGTCAAAGGAGAATATCGATCTGCCGCTAGTTCTGCCTCAGTCAAGCCTTTACCAGTTAAGGCAATGACTCGATCTTGCATTGCCTTGAGTTCTGGAGTTAACTGATAACCAGCACTTGTCAATTGACCAGTTGTAGGATCAAACCCAAACTGTGATGTGCCCCAGCGAGTGGTTGTCCCAATGGGTCTGAACTGAGAGCCACCAACAGCTTGACCAGTTGCCCCAGAAATCATCTTGGCTTGTTCTTCAGCAGCTTTAGCCGCAGTTTCTCCAGCCAAAATTCCACCAACGCCACCAACAGCACCACCTAAAAGTGATCCTAATGCTTGTTTTTGAGTCGTTCTTTGTGCTGTGGTTAAAGGTCTTACGCCACCGCCACCAGCAGTGCCACTAAGCAATCTTCGCAGTTGCTCAACAGTTAGGTTTCCATACATGGCTGGGTTTTGATTTGTCCCAAGACCACCAGCACCACCTGTTGGATCATCGTAATACTGTGTATTACTATTCATCATGCCTGTTGGATCAGTTGCATAATCAAGTGGAGTTCCTTGAAAATTGTATAGTTGATTGTAATAATCGTCCTCTGTTCCATAGTATTGACCAGCGCCGCCTGTTGGGTCATCATAGGTTGCCATATTTCCTCCAGTATTTCCAGTAATCGGTGTTTGTGGTGTTGGTGTGGGTATATCAAACCCAGATGTGTCTGAAATGTCTTGTGTGGTGTCAAATGCAGTTGTGCTTGGTGGAATTGATGATGTAAGGTCATCAACTTTTATGTTGGAAACACCACGAATTAATGCTTGTTCACCAGTTTGACCAGCAAGCAAACCAGCAGTAGTTCCAGCAGCTACTTGTCCAGCAACAGCAGAACCAGTTGCACCAGCAGCAGTGCCACCAGCAAGACCAGCACCAGAACTGATAATTCCAGACTTAACAGCTTCTTCAGGAGGCTTGCCAGCTAAAAGATTAGTTGATGTGCTAGAGACAAAATTATTTATTGCGCCAGGGTCACCAACAAGATAACTTCCAACAGCGCCACCAGCAGCACCAATAACACCAGCTTTCAACGCTTCTTCTGGAGATTTACCTTGAGCAACTTGTAGGGCGGCATTTGCCACACCAGTTCCAACTGCTGTAGCAGTAGCTGCCAAAGTTCCCGCTGGAAGCAAACCAGCAGTTATCATCTGTTGACCAATAGCCGAACCAACGCCTGGGGCGGCAACACTCAATGCAATTGCAGCAATTACTGGTGCATTTTGAGACAGGCTTAAATCTTTGTCTGCTTGAGCAAGACCTTTGCTGATCGCTGTAAAAGGATCATTGCTAGACAAAAAATTACTAAGTCCACCAAAAAAGCCACCACCTTGTTGCGCTCTTAACTCAACATTTCTAGCGTCAGACGCTGCTTGTTTGGTTGCGTGTTCTGTATATCTAGTTTGAATTGTGTCTAAAGGAACATTGTTTTGCTTTAGGTAATCAATTTGTTTGGTCAATAAAACAGGGTCAGCTTGATTAACTGCGCTACGCACACCACTACGCATAGCCGTTAACACATACTCTGTTGGATTAGTTGACGCTTCTTTTATGTTTTGTTTAAGAAGATCACTTACCGCAGGGCCAAAACTTTCAGCATCAGATTGCCTTCTAATTAAATTTAATCCTTGTTCAATTTCATCGTCAAACCCAGGTATTGAAGATAATTGTTTTACAGTTCCAAGATCATCTGGAAAGTATTTTTGTAAAGTATCGAGTGCGTCTTCAGATAATGCCATGTCACACCCCCAATGCCAAAAGAACCTGCAAGCACTTGCAAGTTACATTGAGATTGTTTTGTACTGTGTTCATTAGACAGTGCCGTTAGCCACGATGTTGCCCAACACAGTCAGGTTGCCAGAACTGTCAATCTTCATTACATCAGTTCCTGAGTGACGAATAAGTAGATTAGACCCACTCTCAACAAAGCTGAAGTTGGTAAAGGTTCCATCTGCCTTGGTTGCAATGGCAGTCTGAATGTTGGTGAACTCAGTATCAATCTCAGTTCCCTTGACAACCTTGCTTGCATTCCCTGGCGACAAAGCATCTTTAGCCGCAAAGTTGGTGGTTTTGGTGTAATTTGCCATGTTTCTTCCTTAAACCAGTTTGCCATTCTTGGCTTGAATCTCAATCTTTTGAATGCTCACAGGATACCCATTGATCTGCACTTCATAACCCGTCTGCACAGTCTTGCCAGAACCTGATGTTTGACCAACCAAAGTCTGCAAAGAAATGCCATCTGAGTAGTTGGCAACAGGAACACCATTTGCCCCATACTCAGCAGTACCATATTCAGCAACAGTAGACTGCGGAATTTGCAGTGTGGTGGCGTAATACTGACCAGAGAAGTCATATCCCCACTTGATGATGAAGCCTTGGCTTGATCCACCAATTACCACTACAGCAATGCGCTTTAGGATGGATGTGACATTGGGCGCACCCAAGTCAGCATAAGTCGTGAAATACTGCAATCGGTATGTGCTTGCATGGTCAAGATAAGTTCCATACTTACCCACATAACCATTCTTGCCAATCAACAAGTCTCCATTGCGTTTAGCAAGGAAAGCAGTTGGAGTGATGGAGTCCCACACAGTTACCCGTGAAGAACCATCTTGCAATGCCGCCTTGGTGTCAAAGCAATATGTCTGGGTGGCAGTTGGAAAGTTAATCAGGTAGAAAGCATTTGACTCTGAGTAGACTGCCTTGATGTTTGCCAATGTCTCAGCATTCACAATCGTCATCAAGTCATCGCGGACATTCTTAGACAAGTCCCGCAAAGGTGCAGACTTTTCCTGAATGGTTCTGAGCAATGAACGCACACCACTGTTTGACAAGAAAACCACATCACTGCCTGTGTTGGCAATAGAGTCCCTTGCAATGCAGCCAATGTTGCTGATGGTGTCACTCAGAGACAGACTTGATGGGGTAGTTGCATTTGCATAAATCAATACTTGACGCTTGCCAAAGATAAACAAAAATCCATTGTGTGCCGCCAACCCTGTGATCTCATCAGACCCATTGGGCCACACCCGTGAAATGTCCAAAGAACCAGCAGTTCCTGTTGACCAGATGTGCCCTGCCAACAAGTCAGAGAAAAATACAGTTACATTGTCAGAAGTGCTACTAGCAGTCCACAATCGACCATAGGCAGAGATAACAATGTTGGTTTGGGGAGCAGTTGCAACATAACCAGTTTTCTCACTCACTCGCCTGAATGTGGTGAGACTTACAGCAGGGTCATAGATCAGTGGATCAAAACCCGTCTGAAAGAAATATGTGATGCCATTCAAAGATGCACAGTGCCAATTGGTTGCCGTAATCACTGGGGCAGTCCCACCGCCACCATAGGTCAACTCTGTTACTGTGTTTGTTGTACTCAGTTTAAACAGCTTGTTGTTGCCCGAAA